TTTTTTATATATCCAATTCATGATTTAGAGATCTAGGTTTACTAATATGGAAGTATCAGTAACAGCAGATGTAGGGAGAGGTTGTGCAAGTTTAGCTACAGCTAATAAGTTATAGTTGTTATCATATAAACCTACTGTAGTCACATAAGGTGAAAAATAAGAACCTGTTGCAAAGCTATATAAAACTCCGCTGTTTGAACTTCCTGAAACTATTGTTGGGTTTTGTGAAAAATTAAATTCGTTTTCTCGAAGTGTACATTTATATTGTGTTTCATAAATGTTAAATGAGGATGAAAATGAACATGTAATGTTTGATCCAGTAGCAAAACTGTAAACAAGGTTAACAGTATTTGCTCCATACACTGCACCCCCATAAGAACCAGATCCATATGGGCCAGTATATGAAGCCCCATTACTTGTTACGATTATAATCCCATGTTCATAAATTACATCGCCATATTTTAATGAGTTAAAAACCATATTACCTTCACCATCATCTCGAAGAGTAATATTTCCATTTGAAATTTCTACTGATCCTGGGAGGAGATATTCACCCCATAAATTAGAAGGGATAGTAATTACTCCTATAAGTTCATCTGATCCAGTTGGAAAATATCTATTTGGGGGTAATGTGGTAGAAAGATAATTATAGTAACTTGGAGTATATGGACCTCCTGTTATAGTACCATCTACGTTAAATGATGCTGTTGTTGTTGGAGATCCATTAGGATCTAAAAGATAATTTGAATAATAAAGTTCTTTAATTGAACGATATATTAAAACTTGATCTTGTATGTTAATTATTCCTGTTGGGTAAGAGCCTGATGTCCAAAGAGATGCAGTAACGTTTCGCCCAACATATCTATCAATTTCAACGTTTGAGCCAGTAAGTTCATTTCCTTTAAAGGTAAAAGCTTTATTTACCCTAAAAGGTGAGACGATAACGTCAGAAGTTATAAATGACTTGAATACGCTCATTCATTTTAGAAATCTAGTTTAACTCGTACAAGAGCTTCTTTTGTAAAGTCTTTCAATAATGGACGTGACATTTTAGCAACCGCTAATAAGTCATTACTATCATTGTATAATCCAATAGTTGTAATATATGTTTGTGGAGAGTTTACAAAGCTACTATAAATTACTTCACCTGTAGAACCTGAAATAAATGATGGGTTTTCTGAGTAATTAAATTCTGAGTTGCGGGCTCTAACAAATACATAATCAGATGTAATAGTTTCTTGGGAATTTAAAGCAAATGAAGCACCACCGCTAATAGCAACAAATAGACGTTCATTATTTAAACCAGGAGCATCATATGAACGAGAAGGGAACAATTCAAGAGATTGAGAAAGAGCATATGGGTTTAAAAGAATAGTTCCTAAATCAGGGAACACCAGACCATATGATCCAGAATTATCAACATATCCTCCTCCAGTTATTCCTGATCCGTTTGATCCTGAAATCAATTGGTAAACACGAGATGTTCCAATAAATACATTTACAGGTTGATCAAGAGAATTATCTGTTAATTCAAGAATACCTAAACCTGAACCTGAGATTTGTAAATTTAAAGATCCAGGAAGTAAGGATTGTTTATAATTAGCACGTTCAATAGATAATACCCAAAAGAATGAACTTGTAATTGTATTATTTCCTTGACCAAAGGTAAAAACAGCATTTTCATCTTCTAAAATCATTGAACGATATTGTCCATAAACGGTTTTAGTAAATGAATTTTCTGATACAATTGGGTTATACCAAGTACTACCACTTCCTATAGCATCAGCATAAGCAACATCAAATTGTACTTGTGTTGTTGAAAAAGAAGAAGCAGTTTGATATACACTTAAATAATAATTTCCAGAAGATGCAGCAGATTGAACTGAGGAAGTATAAAATTCAGTTAATGTTGGAGCTCCAGTCGACCAAAGAGGGGCAGTAATAGAGTCACTACTTACTAAAAAATCTTCGGGATCAAGTCTTTTAAACGCCATTGTTTAATATTTTATTAGTTTTGATTAATTGTAACTGGGATAGTCAAACGAGCACCACTGTCTAGACCTACAAATGTTAATGTAGCAGATAATTGAGTATTTGCACCAAATAATGTATCAACTGTAGTTGCTCTTAAGTTAATTTGAGATCCAATTACTGTTGCTGATACATTAGTTCCAAGTGTGGAAGTTGAAGTAATTGCTGCATTAGCTGCTGTAGCTGCAGGGGTATTAATTCCTACTCCGGTAAATGTATTGAATAAACGAACATCTGAAACTGTACATGAGTATCCACTTGTTTCATAAGTTTGGTTATTACCTAAATAGTTCAATGTTTGAGGAGTAAGGGCAAGTGAAGCTCCTTGTACTAATGTAATTGCAGAGTAACCTAAATTAAGTACAGGTAATTTAGCTGTTCCACGTGGTAGAGTAGCTAATTTATACTTCATGATTTGAGTTTCGATTGGAAATGCTTCAAGTAAAGGCATATTTTGAATAGCTTCTCCATAAAATGCTGATCCAGATGGATGTGTTGGATTGTACAATGTATAATCAATTTCATCATCTGATAAAGCAAATTGGGTAATACGGAATGAACCGTCATTTTTTGCTAGAAGTTCTCTACCTTTATTTGTTAAAATCGCATCTACTGTTACGACTTGGTTATTTAAATATCCCATTGTGTTTTATTATTGGTGTATTATATGTAATAAATATTGCTAAAGCAAGCCTTTCTGCGTAAGATCTAATATGAATTGATCAACTGATTTATCTAATTCAGGAACTACATATTCTGGTCTTACAATATATGGGCCTGAGGAACTAATAGGTCTAAATCCTTCCATTAATATTTGGGCAGGATCATTAATATATCTTCTAATTAAAAAATGATCTAAATCAAATACTAAAGGAGAAGCTAAAATTGGAAGATTACCATTAAAATGAACTTCAATAGACCCAGTTTGAGAAAGACGTCCAGAACCACTATCAGCAGGACCAAATATTTTTCCTACTTGATAAACAAAATCTTCTCTACCCTCAAATCTAAATTCATCTCCATATTTAATTGACCAAGGTAAAGTAATTGAATTAAATCCTGAGCCAGGGATATTAGACATTTTGGCATTAGAATCACCAAATAATGATGTTAGTGTTGGAGTTGAAGAAGTTATAACATTTGGGTTAGTTGTTGTATCATAGTATCCCCATATTGAATTATATCCTGAGGATGTAACTGGGGCTGAAAAGATTGGGTATTGAGATACGGTGAATGTAGAACTGAATTCAGTTGTTGGGTTAGATCCTTGAGGTATATTATATATTGCTGTAACTGTAGCAAAGTATTTATCTCCAACATTAAGATCATTAGCAGGTATAGTTACCGTTTTTTGTGAAAACAATACAGCTCCTGGGGGAGTAAAAACATTCCAAGTAAACTGAGTAGTAGAAGGAGTTCCTATTAAATTAGATGGAGAAATTGAATTTTTGTATATTTTAGTAATAAGATTCCCTGAAAGAGAATATCCTTGGGTATTAAAAAGTATAGCGTTACGAGACCTAAGAGTTAATTCTACTCCATCTAAAACAGCTTGAGAAGTTATTTCATATGAGTTTCCCGTAGATATAGCAGCACCGTATACAACATTATTAACAGCTGCTAAAGTTTCTACTCCTTGAACTAAGTTAATTGGAGATGTTGTTTTATATAATGCTGAATAATCAGATGTAGCTCCTGTATTGGAAGGAACTATATCTTGAAAACTCATAGTAGTATTCCATGTGGCATTTGGAGCTTGACCAAATTGAGTGTAAAGAATAGGTTCAATTCTAGATCCTCCTCTAATAACATTTCTATATTGTGTTGGTTGACCTAAAGAGGTGTCTTTTGATGAAATGATTATTCTTTCTCCTGATTCAAAATTTCCTTTATTTTCAAATAAAGAGAATTCAGATACATCAGGTATTACAATACTACCATCTGCTTTAATTAAATATTGGATATGGATAGCAGAAGCATTCATTTTTTCAGGTGGCCACCCACCAATCCAATCACAATAAGCAACAGCAGTTTTTAAATTTTCAGCTGTTGGAGTTTTACCATATGTACCTGCATCTCCAGGAGTCCACTGATTAAGTACTTGGGAAGTTGATTTAACACCATTATAGCGTGGGTTAATTACTCGTTTTGAAGTATAGTTAGAATCTTGAACTGCTGCTTTTAAAGCACTACCACTTATAATAAGATTAAAGTTAGTAGGGGTTGTAATGCCTGGGTAGTATTCAACTTCTTCAAAGATAGTACTTAAACGATTTTCGCTAATGTCATTCATTATAGGGTTAAAATCACTATAATAGTAATTAAAATTAGTAACATATGGCTCAAATATAACCGGAGCACAATTTGAAGAACTTAATGCTCTACTTTGAGTAAGTAATAAACTACCTGATTTAAATCTAGCAGTTAATGGTGTTGGGTTTGCTGTTGTAGCTGCCAAATATAATTGGTCTCCTTGCAATCCATAATATGAAGCTGAAAGAGCAATTGGAGTTTCTGAGGTGTAATTGGCTTGAGATAATACAGTAGAAGTTCCTTGTCTAATTAAATAAATAGAAAATCTACCACTACTTCCCGAAATTACAGCAGACCCAGTAATTATTAATTGGGTATTAGGTGTATCTCCTAAAGTATGAATTCCAATAGAAGGATCAAAATATCCAAGAACGTTTCCTGTTACTGTACCATAAGAATTTATAGTAGTTGGAATAGTACCAGGTACTACAGGTTGTAAACCTGGGATATTAGAGGCTGAAACTCGGTAGTTTAATACTTGGTTAGGCCATGATGAAGGGATATATACTTTAGGAACAGACTCATATAAATAATATGTAGGTTGTTCATTTAAAATTGTTAAATCATACTCAAAATATTGTCCAATAAGATCATTAAATATAAAGGCTTTATTAATATTTTCTAATACATTAGTATTGTTACTTCCACTACAATCAATTCTAGCTATTTTTAAATATTTAGTATTAAATAAATTATATTGAGGGGTACCTCCAAAAATAAAGGGCTCATTATAAAATAAAATACTTCCAGATTGAGGAGCAGTTGCATTATTTAAAAAATTATTTAAAAAGATGCTACTTTCACTAGAGCCAGTGCCATAATAATGTACTTGTCTATAAGATGAAGCAATGTTATCTAGTGGATAAGGAGCAAATAAACTTTGAGTAGTTACTGTTAATACAGAACCACTAAATTCCCCATCATAAAATTCATCTTGCGCATCATGTACAACTGATACTGACCCTGAAGGAGTGGTAAAAGTATCTATCCAACTTTGGGTAATAAAGAAAATATTTTGAGGTCCTGTTCCGTTTGGTCCATAAGGTGAAGTATCAACTCCATTAAACATTTCAAATGTACCTCCAGTACCACCACTAACATTTTCAATAGTTCCCGGATTATAATCATTCCATTGAGGAGCTACAGTACCAGAAACTGCTATGTTTTGAAATGTTAAAGGGGTATTATTTGAAGAACCACTTGGAATTTGAGAACCACTAGTATAATAAGCTATAGTTGAATGGTTATCTACTTGTGGTTGAGGATATTTATTTCTTTCAAGTAAATGTTGTTTGATAACAATACCAGAAGCAAGACTTGTACGTGCAGGTACAAAGTCTTTAATCATTTTAAATAATGAATTATCAAAGAATTTAATTAAACGAATAAAATCATTTAAATCATAATTTTTAGTATACTTTTCAAAATAATCATCTCGTAAAGTATTTAGATCTGGATAGTAAGTGGCTGATGAGGAGCGTAAACGTGGGTCACCTATAAATTCACCTATATTAAAGTAACCAATTTGATCCATAATATCTTGGTTAACTTCATCTTGTGGTGAAAATGCTACCTCAAGTAAATTTGTATTTGCAGTATAACTTTGACTAGCAGCTAAATTTTGAACTAATGATCTAAATGGGGATAAAGTATTACCTAAAGGATAAACTCCATCCTCAATTCTAATTTTATCAGAAACAGCATTTTTAATACCTGCTGCTACTTGATCATAGAAGAAATATTCAGTATTAGATACAAATGTTGGAGTTGTACCAAAATAAAAATTACTATCATTAATAAATGAACTAGTAGTAACCCAAGAACCAGTAACTTTAGGATGAATTGAAACTGATCCTGTATATAATTCACCTCCTAAAGATGCTCTAAATAGAAGTTCATTTGGAGAAGAATTTAAAATATTACCCTCAATTGAATGAGGGTTCATTATGTAATCTTTAAATACACTTTCACTCAAAGGTGAAGTAAAATATCTTACTTCTTGAAGTGAACCAGAAAATGGTGTATAAACATTACCATTAATAGTATTGGGTCCTAAAGTAAAAAATGAAGTTCCAGGTGATACCCACCCAACATCATTAGTAGTTACAGAAGAAGTAGCATAAAAACCTAATACAGTTCCATTATCTCCTCCTTCATATATTTTATTCCCAGAATATAATATAAAATTACTAGTTCCAGGCACAACTGGAGATCGGTTTATCATAACTGACCACCATCCTCCATCATAAAATGGGAGATAAATACTAGCTGATACTAATGGGTTAAGTAAATAATCAGGATAAAAATCTAAATAAGCATATTGGTTAAATGGATCAGGAATAGAACCTGGGTATAAAGAACTACTGACATATCCAGTTCCTTCATATCGTAAAGTTAAGTAAGTTTTTTCAGTATCTAATTGCCATAAACTTTGATATTCTATACTAGCAGTATCAAAAGGAAGACCATTTGTTTTAAATCTAAAAGAAATAGAATCAGCAACACCATCATTAGTATCCCAAGATCCATTTATTGGAGACCAAGGAGAATACATATAATTACTCCCTGTGGTATAAAAGGCATAATTAAAAGTATTTTCCCAATAGTCCCAATCATTTATATTTACTCTATCTTTTCCTCCATATTCATTAATTCTTAGTACCGTATCAGGAATACCATATGAAGTGATAAGAGTGCGCAGACCAGGTAATGTACCTTTTGATTTTAATAGGTATGGTAAATTATGATAAATTCGTTTATATAACGACTTATTTACGTCGTCTAACGGTATATAATCATTAGAGGCAGATATTAAAGCATCAACATATTCAAACCCACTAGGAGTTGGAAGTGAGCCTGTAATGTTTGGAAAGGGGAATAAGCTACCTTGAGGTGTTAAACCAATAAATGATGAATATAAATCATTTATAGAGAAATTATTTTGATATAGTTTAATTCCAAAATCACGAATAGCATCTGCTACTATGTCCTTTGAAACACCATATTCTAAACGGTTATCTGCATTATATTTTTCAGTAACATCTTTATAATAAACCCAAATATTATCATAAAATTGACCCACCATTTCAATAAATGTTTGGTAAGGTTCATTTGCAGAATCATCTCTTAAATATTCTGGAATTGAATAGTAGAGATTATTTTGGTTTTCATTATCAAAAATAGATGCTGAGAGGATTATTCCTCCATAATATGGGCTAAATTCATTAGTACTACCAAACCAAGTTAATACTTCAGGGCTATTAGTTAAAGCTAAAGTATATGGTGGTTGAGATGTAGTTTTTGGCCAAGCATAAGAACCACTTGAATAATAAAGATAATATTCATAACCATCAAAATTAGTTATGATATCATTTATTTTAGCTTCATATACTGCTATACTAGCACTTGGATTATTATTGGTAGTAGTATTTAAAGTAGTTATAGAAGAAAAATAATCTTCTAATAAAGTTACCTTATAATAAAAATTTTCTAAACGAACTTGTGCTGAACTAAAATGAACAAAGTTATTGAAGTTAGTATAATCGATATTGATATCAATTTCTTTTTCTTCAAGTAAACTACTTAATTGATTAAATGAACTAGTTAAGGCAGTAGATGTTAAAGTATTATAATCTAAAGCTACTGTAGAATTATTAATTTGGTCCTTTATAGAAATATTAAAATTAGGACCATTTAAAGGAACTGTATCTAAAATTACAATTGGGGCATCTTGAAAAGTTACTTGATAAGCTATAGGCTCTTCAAGTTGAGTTACAACCCATAAAGTAGAATTTAAATTAAATTGAGAAGGAAGTGCTTCATATAATTTAATTAGTATTGTTGGGTTAGTAGGATCTTGATTATCTAATTGAATATTATTAGCTATTGCTAATTGGTTATTTCCAAAATTCAAATAAAAATCAAGAAAATAAGGGCTATTTTCTCTTTGGTTAATTAAAGAAGTAGCTTGTTCAACTATATCTTCATTAGTTAAATCAGTACTATCTAAACGTAATTCAGTACGATCTGAAGATATTTCAGAAATATAAAGTTGTTGAAGTTCTGATCCTATTTGTTTATTAAAAAAGTTATAATAAACATTATATTGTCCTTGATCAAATCCTTGACTTAAAAGAGTTTGTTCAGGATCAATTTCAATTTGAAATAGATTATTATTTGTTCCTGGAGATTGTCCATTATTAAGAACTGTATATTGGGAAAAGTTATAATCAGTTGATAATATATTTTGATTATTATCATAGATAAACGATTCAATATAACTAGAAGAAGATAGGTAAGTATTAACATCAAATGTTGATATTAAATTAACATCTTGTCCTTCATAATTTTGAGAAGAAAAATCTTGAGAATTTATTTGTATAATTTCTGCCGCCATTATTGTGGGTTAGCTAATGTTGTTTGTAGATCTACTAATTGTTTTTGAGTATCCAATAATTCAGTTCTTAATTGAGCAATTTCATTTTGCAATGCTATAATTTCTTCTTCATTAGGATCATATAAGATATATTCACTACTTTTTTTAATCAAATACTCATGTGAATTAACAGAACCCAATTCAGGAATTTGGTAGAATAGGGTATTATATAATTCAAAAAATTCAGTAACAGTTGGTTGAGCTAACACCTGTTCTTGAATAGATGGAACTCCTAATTCTTTAAAGGAAGTATCTATAACTTTAGTATATTGTCCTTTATTAAATACTTGTTTACTAAAATTTATATTTTCACTCATCCGTTAACTACTTTAAAATAGTAATGGTCATCAAATATTTTAGTAGAACCGTTGATAATAGTTTTAATTAAAATTTTATAATATCTTTCAGGTTCTAAACCACTCATATAAACATCAAAATAGTTACCTGTTGAATCGGAACTAATTTGAGTATAATTGTCGTCGAAGTTAACAACATACTCGTTGGTATCCAAGTCTTTTATTGCATAATATGAAGCAGTTGGTAGATAATTTAAATTAGTGTATAAAGAAGATGTTTGATATACTCTTGCTGGATACAAAGGGCTTACATTAACATAGAATCTGTTTACACTTTCTGGGTAGAAAACTTCTGGGTTTTCAGCTAAAGAGAGTTTTAAATTTGAAGTAGTAACTATATTTCCACTAGCAGACCCAGTTAATACTGTTGAGTAATCTCTCCATCTAAATTCTAAACATGGGGGGTAAATTGTATTTGTATCAACACTATAATATTTAAATATAGGTTGAACATATTCACTTGGGTTAAATTCTAAAGATCCTGTAAGTTTAACTATGAAACCATAGTTTGGAATAGACTCTCCTATCCAAGCATCTACAATATTAGTTACTTTAGCTTCGATGTCTTTAGGACTTCTTAAACCAAAAGATATATTTACTGATCCACTAGAATATGCTGTAGCTACATATCCTGGGATTACATAACCTATTGTTACATAGTAACTTCCATTAGCATCTACAAACCAGTTTCCACCACCAGCACCACCACATAAGCTACTATATGAACTGGTGTAGAAAGCATCTCCACTAGGACCTGAATAGACACCTGAGGGACTCCAAGGAGCAGAGCCACTATAATTAGCATAAATCCATGATGCTCCGTCTTGTTCAATTGGGTTATCACCATAATATCCTGTACCGTTATTCCAAGATTGAGCTATAGGAAGTAGTTCTAAAAAAGTATTTTGGTTAAGGCCTTGAGCTTCAGCAATAAAGTTTTTAAAATAAACCTCATATGAGTTAGTTCCTATTTTATTAGAATATATATCTAGAATTTCTTCTTGATCAAATTGAATTAAATATCTAGCCACCTCTGGGGTTCCAGAAAATCCTATTTTATTAGATACTTCTAAAATAGCATCTAACCCAGTGTTTGCAGTTGGAGATGAACAATATAAAGTTGTATCCTGGGTAGGGAAGATTTTATATACAGCCATTTAGATATTTTATTATAAATATGGCGTTACAAAGGAACTACTTTACCTTTTATGTCAGTTGCGGGGTATTTTACTTCAAATATACTAGGATCTAACGAAGGATAAATTACTTGGTTTTGAGTAGCACCTACTATATCATATGCATACTGTGAATACCCTGAAGTGGTTCCTGCTTTATTTGATAGAGAAATATTTTTTACAGTTTGTACTCCTTTAATTCTATCAAGTAAAACATACAAATCTCTTAAAAATATTGGTTGATTAATTTGCCAATTACTTAAATTAAAGTAATCTTGTAATGCAGTAATACAAGCTAAAATAACTTCATTATTATTATATTCAGGTAATACTATGATTTCAAAATCAACACCTATATTAATTATAAACGCATCTCTAATTTCAATATTATCTCCAATCATTCTATATTGGGATAAATAAGTACGAAGATTATTCTTTAAATCATCAGTAGCTACACTTAATTGTCCTTGAGCATTTAAAGATAAAACATATAAATTAAGAGTTTCAATAGTTGAAACTTGATTATCTGTTAATTTAGGTTGTTCAATAAATGCTTTTGCAATTGAACCATAGTCAGAAGGCATACTCAAAGCTCTAACTAAATAGTCATCAGCAGTAACTGAACGTTTTTGGGAGGCTATTAATGCTAAAGTATTTTGACGGATTTCTTCTAACGTATCTCCTCCTCTACCTCCTGAGGCTGCTTCAGGATTATTAGTGGCTAATGAAGCAAAAACATAATTTGCTAACGTGGCGCCAGCAGGGGATATAACATTATTAAATTTAGTATTGGATGTATTTAAATTAACTAAGCTGTTAGCTTCAATATTAGATGAAATACCCCCACCTGTTAAATATCTAACAGTTAATGTTGTATTTGAAGGTGAAATACCATAGGTATTTGTAAATAAAAAGTTAGTTGGTGAATAAGCTGTTGTTAACTTATCTTGTTCAAATGGTAACCCAATACCTATATTATCAGCATTAGGAGTAATTTCTTCGGTGATATTTGCAGGATTACCAGCACCGAATTGAATTTGAAGATTTGAAAGAGAAGTAAATCGAGTTGCAAAACGACGAGCTACTTTTCTTAAACGAAGTAAATAAGGTGTATCTCCGTTTACGTTAGGATCATATATGTTAGTATTTTTTACAGTATCAAATACCATTTCTTGACCTAAATGATCTACCTCGTACCATTTATTACCATCTGAATCAGTAATATCTAATATTTTAATGATATTAGCATTATTGATATTAACAGTTTGGAATTGTTGAGGAGCTCCAAAAGTAAAAGAAGTTGTGTTAATAGTTGCTGATATTGCTTTTCTACTTTTCTTTAGGAGAAAATATTGAGGAATATTACCTGCAATTTGATAAATTGTTACTTCAGTTGGGTCTAATGAACTTGATACTGAAAAATCAACTTTGTCTTGGATTAAAAAAGAAGACCCATTTTGGGATGTTACTACGGTATTTTCTCCAATAGTAATAGTGAAGCTATAATCAGGTATATAATTACCAGTACCATCATCTATAGAAGGTAATTGTTGATAAAAATCAACTGTTGTTTGGGCTACACCTGTTGTTTTTGGTTTGTAACCAAACATATATGCTAATTCAAATACATTATTTGTTTGTTGAGCATACTGGGTGAAGGTTTCTTGGAATTGGTTATCTAAATAGAAACTTAAAACATCCCCAACATATGAGGCTTGTTCCATAAACATCATTCCTACAGATGAAGGAGTAAAGTCATTATATGTTTGAGGAAAATATGTTCTAGCATATTCTATTAAACGTGATCTAAAATCTGTAAAATCACGATTAATATATTTTATGTCTCTATTTGTTGTAGCCATTTTAGAATTGGAGTGTTATAGTATCTTGGATATTAGAATTTAATATAAAGTATTTTAACTCAACTATTAGTGAATTAGAATCATTATCTTGTAATATATTTAATGAACTAATTCCTACTTGAGGGAAATATTTTTGAAGTTTAAATTCAATATTTTCTTTTAACCCGTTTATATTTTCTTCTTCAATTTGAGAAAAAATAAAATTTCGTAACCCACCCCCAAAAGTCGGATTCATAGGACGTTCTCCTGGGTTGGTGAGAAAAAAGTTAATTAAATCTGTTTTTAAAGCATCAGATGTAGTATAATTAGGCACAAAAACAGCAGGTCCACTTAAAGGTAAATTTATCCCAACCGCTACATTAGGGTTTAAATCTAAAGGATTTATTTGCTGTTGATTAAATGCCATTATTTACTATTCATTAAAGCCATAATTTGGTCCATTCCTACTTCACCAGCACCTAAATTACCATTTATAGGATCACTTACTTGTGGTCTAAAAGCAGTTTGAGCATCTTGAGAAGTAAAACTTAATTTAGTTTCATTCATAATGTCAGCATATGCCTTTCTAGTATCCATTGTTGGTGGAGTAAAAGTAGGTTTAGGTGTATCTATTGTTTGAATAGATTCCTTTACAATTGTTTTTGGTGAACGAACTGCCTCTAAAAGAATATCTTTTAATTCCTCTTGGATTGCCTCTCGTACAGCTTCTTTAATTAATTTTTTTAATCCGTCGGTTTTCATATGGTTATAAATATTAAATTAGTCAGCTTTTAAATTATTTTGCTGAATGTAAAATACTAGTTCATCTATTAATATTTGATCAATTGAGCTAAATGACCATTCTCCTTTTAACATAACAACATTTTGTTTGTTTTGAGCAATAGCTCTTCTACGTTTTAAAGAATTAGTTGTTGGTTCTGTTTCAACACTTAATTTAAACCCATTATAATCTGAAATTATTGGGGATGTTTGGGTTGTTTGTTGGATTGTAAGGGCAATTAATTCAGCTGAAATTTGGTCTTGTTGAGCATCAGGGTAACATTCCTGAATGTATTGATCTAATAGGTTAAGATAATCAATTATTTCTTTTAAAGTTAAAGAGGTTATATTGAGTAATAATGTAAAAGAAGCTAAAATAGCTTTATATTTTTTTATTCTTTTATCAGTTTCATCTAAAGTATTACTTGCTACTGGGGGTAAAGGGTAAGGGACTGCTAAAGAAGCAGATTTTAATGTTTGTAAAGAAGAAACTAAAATTTGAATCCCATTCATAACTTGAGTCACACGACTAATTATTTTATAGGTATTATCTAGTTGTTTTACTAATTTATTCTTTTTATTAATTATTTCAGTTAATTTAGCTTGATCAGGACATGTAGTTTTTACTTCAAGTTTTTTATCTAAAGCTTGTTGAATATTAACAACCCCAAATTCAAAAAATTGCCTTAAAACTAAAGGTAATAACGTATATTTTAAAGTATTAAGTAAATCAATAAGTTTTTCTTGTTGTAAAGTTTCAAAAGTTGTTTTTGAAGCAACTATTTGATCTTTAACATCGTTAGAAAGAGATGATATTTTAGTAGCATTTTCTTCATATCCTACTACTAAAGGAGATAAAACTATTACTCCTAAATCTGATTTGATATTATTGTTAGAATCAAAAGGATATGTAGTGTATTGAGAAAATTTTTCTTTAGTGATAATAACGTTAAAAAAATCTTTACCAGGAAAATATTTTCCTGAAATGGTAAAGGATCCACCAGCTCCACTAGTAGTAGTGGATAAATTTTGATCTTGGGATGTTAAAGCTCCTAGAGTAATACTAATAGTAGCTCCAACAATAGGCTTATCATTATACACTACTTTACCTCTTATAGAAAAAGAATTTAAAGTACTATTTAATTTATCTGTTCCTGCTTGGTTTAAATCAGTAAAAGCTATAGATCCAGTTAAACCTCTTTCATAATCCTCAAAATTTTGTTTTTCAGCAGTTAAATAAGTTGTTGAAGTATTAGCTACGTAAACGTAAAGATCAGTATATGATAAAGTATAAACAATAGGATAAGGTCCTTCGGAATATAAATTATATTCTTGACTATTAACCCAAGTATAAGGATAAGCTATTTGTTTATATTTAGCCATTACTTTAATTTAACTGACGTTGAGAGAATATTTTTAAGTTTATCTTTAACTTGATTTAATTGGCTTAATGTATCATCAGCAGTCACTGCCATACCTCCATCAGTTACAGGAAGACCACCTGGCCATATTTGGGTAACTTTTAAAACTGAAGTTAATGTTATAAGAGTATTTATAACATCCATTAAGTTTGTATATAAGTTATCTCCTAAAACTCCTCTTTGTGGTGCATTTATATCACCTAAAAATATTTCATTTGATTGAATTACGGTTTGAGGTGAATCTACATTTACTGATCTTACTGAGGATAAACTAATTGAGGATTTTGAATTTAAAAATATATTATCTTGTTTAGAATTGATAACTATATTATTTGAATTAAGTAAAATCTGAGGTGAAGTATATTGGGATGGAATAGTAGGTTTACTATTTCCATATGAATTAAATATATTATTAGCTAAAGTAAATTGATTTAACTGTTGGGTAGATGTTAAGTAAATAGAAGATAAATCTCTATTTAAGTCTTCAGTTATAGGAACCCAACCTTCATCTGTAGAATCTGTTGGTTGTCCATTTCGAATTATAGTAATTGGGTCTCCATTAGAACCTGTAGTTGACCAGTTATTATTAATCGCTACTGAAGGAGCAGACTGAGGGGCTCTAGCAGTACTTCCAAAACGGAGACTTTGGCCATGTCTTCCTTCTAATAAAACATCCCCCATAAATGGCATCAAAGGGTGAATATTTGCTTTTTCTACAAATGTAAATTGTGATTCATTCTTTTTACTATTCAATTCACTATCAGGAAAATATTCATTATCATCTCCTACTCGCCTAACAGATCCACTAAATTCAGTTGATGTAGCATAATCGTTAGTACCTTCAGAAGAATTAAGAGCCTGGGTTATTGGGTTAGGATAGGCATCATGGTGGGGGTGATTCCAAATATTTACCGGGTTGAGATAAAAATATGAAGTAGCAGATGATAATGCTCCGGTTTGATTATTAGGAATTTTAATTAAGAGAACATATTCATTAATTAGTGGATATGTTTTTAACTGTGGATCATATGGGAGAGCAAAATTTGGGTTGTCATTTGTATCTGTATTTGTTCCAGACTGATTAACAAACTCATAAAGTATAGCCCCAATACCATTATATTCTCCTACCTTTTTAAAATATGGGTGATTTTCATTTAATACTATATCTGTTACACGAGCAGTAACTATAATATTACTTAATAAAGAAATATCACTTCTAATATCTGAAGATACAGCTGTTTGGTCTACTTGAACATTTCTATTCTGACCAGTATTATTTATCCTATTTATAGCCATTAATCCTTAGGATTGAATTTTTTAACCTCAGATAATAATTGTGCCTTTTCATCCTCAGTCATCCCAAATCCTTCATCTTCTGATTTACCAGTAGCTAAGGCACGTTGAATAATAGTAGCCATTTTAATTAGCTGCTCATCATTTTTGATACCTAGTTCCATATATTCCTTGATTAAAGGAACAATCAAAGTAGCATCACCAATATCATTGATAAGTGGTTTTAACTCACCTATCAAAGCTGTAATTTGGGTCTCTTTTTTCTTTTGGTTTTCGTAAATTTCCTTAAGAATGTCCGAGAATTTTTTCTTACCAAATACGTTTGATTCTAAATTACTCATATGTATTGTTTTTTATAAATATAAACAACTACTAGAGTTGGAAACTCATATATCCTTCCTCTAAATAGAATAGGTAATTTCTTTTAAACACGTCGTATAATACACCGGCTATTTTAGTAATTTTGGGAGTTTTGGCATCTGGGATCATTTCGTGTATGTAAATGTAAAGTGCCTTTTTATTGAATACGTCTATACTATCTCGTTTTCTAAAAAGCTCTAAAACCGCATCCGCAATTTTCGCGTCATATTCTTTAGGGAAGATTTCGTATAAGTTAAAGCTGACGAATTCAACATATTCGTCCATAAAATGAGATAATCGATCATCTGAATTGTTTGGCTCAATAGTATAAGTGTGATCTGAATCGTCTTTAGATAATTCGTCTACTGAAACCTTGCTAATTTTACTTTTGTAATTTTTCTCGTTATATAAAATACACCATCGTTTTACAATAGTACCAAAGTAAGAATATGCTTTGGCTCCATTCTGGGGATTGAATAAGTGGATTTTGGATAAGAGAAATACTATAATCTCATGTTGTAAATGTTCTAAATTTTCTACTTCAGTATGGTAGAATTTAAACGTATGGATTATATTCTGGGTTAATTTGAAAAATGCGTAATGGATACGGTCCTCATAAATTTTACTTTTTAATACAGGATCGACCGTGTTATTATATAACACGATCGCATCCTCAGTATCTTGAGTAAAGTAATTTTTACTTCCCGGTTTTTTAGGCATCTTAACTGAACTTTCTAAGGTTGAACTCATTGAGGATTTCTTGAATTTTTAAAATTGATTGAAATATAACCCCAACTTCATCATCCTTCTCAAATACACCTCCACGATCTAGTTCTTTAAGTTTTTTGTCTGAAATTTCAATTGTAC